TGAATTGTAAAACTCCAAATATTAGATTTAAAAAGAATTTAAAAACACATCAAACAGAAATGAGAAGTGTTCCATAATTGCTCGGTTTTTTAAATAAAAAGGAAAATTTTATTTAAAGTGTTAGGTGGCTCTAGTAACCGAGCAAAATTTTAAAAAAGGGAGTTAAAATGAAATACTGGATAGCATCATTACAAGAAAATGCATTTGATGTATTTATTGTGACAATCGTAATTGTGAGTATAATTAGTTATCACTATTTGCAAAGATGGTTTATTAAGAATGAATTTAAAAAAATAGTTTATATTTTAAAAAAAGAACATAGTAACGAGGAATAGGAATGAGGCCACATATCAAGCCATGCCCTATGTGCGGAAAATCAAATGATTCATATGAAAGAAAAATTCAAGAGGCTCGTAATAACGAAATTAGAATGATAGCTTTTTTAGCTGGGAGAAGATCGGTTTATAAATTTTCGAGGAGAGAAAATGAAATAATAGATGCATTTTATGATTTGGGCATAAGGGATTTTAAAAAAATTGCTGATAATTTTGGAATTTCATCCTCCTCTGTAGAGAAATATTACGATCGAGCAATGGATAAATTGATGATCATGGATTTTGAAATTTGATAGATATTCCAATTCAATATTGGATAAAAAGATTAAGTTGGAATCAAGTTAACAAATATAATTTTGGCAAAAGAGGATATGCGGATGGTAGTAAAGCAGAACAATATACTGGCATACTGGGACAGAATGTTGTTTGCAATTATTACAATAAACCTTTAGTTAATGGAAAAGGTGGCTTTGATGGTGGAGTTGATTTTTATATCAAAGGGAAGAAAGTAGATGTTAAAACTATGGGAAGAAAAGGAGCAGTTAGACCTGGATACACTAACAATTTTTTGGCCGCACAAGATGGATATGACACAGATATCTATTTATTTTGTTCTATAAATAAGACCGATTCAATACTAACAATCTGCGGTTGGGTAACAAAAGAACAATTTAAAAATCGCAGAGTATTCCACAAACAAGGATCAATAAGAATAAGGAATGATGGAAGTACAATTAAACTTAAAGCAGACCTATATGAAATTGATAATCATATGTTAAATAAAATTTAGGTATACAAAAATTGTTCCATCTTGATTCTTGTTTTGAAAACAAGAATATTCTTGAAATTAAGATAGTACACACCAATGTACTATAATTTATTTAAGAGTACACACCAATGTACTATAATTTATTTATGGTCTTCTTTTTTTTAAATAGAGGAAAATATATAGTATATACTTTCCTCTTTTTTTTCACATCACTTTTTATATATTTGTCGGATAGGTTAATTCAATAAAATTAACAACTTACATTATAAAAATATTGTTATTTGTCGGTAAATCCTTGTATTTATAGAGGTATGTTCAAACCTCACTCGCAGAGAAAAAGGCAGATTATAGATTGAAATGAAGGCGATAGACAGGAATTGAACTTGTTGTGGCCACAGCTATTATGAAAAAAGAAGGTATCACATTAAATGTTGAGCTTGTTGGAATTAAAAATCTTAAAACCACTCACAATTGGAGATTAGAATTTGATGTGTATGAGATTGATTCCAATAAGGTTAAAGACTTGCTTGATAAGCTTAATAAAGCATTAGTGATGGCACTTGTAGACTATGACTAAACACAAGGAAAGCAGAAGGGCAAATGGGCAATTTAAAAAAGGTCATAAACCACAAACAATGTGGAAGAAGGGCCAATCTGGCAACCTTAATGGTAGAAGAGGAGCTTTGGCAGATATTATAAAAAAAGTTTGGGATGAGGAGGATGATACTGGCCTTACAAAGAAAGAAAAGATGGTTCGCAGAGTTTTATCGATGGCGATGAATGGTTCAATGTCTGCTGTATCGTATTTAAGTGATAGGGCGGAAGGGAAAGCAAAAGAAACAAAAGAAATTAGTCATAAAACAGAGCCGATAAAAATATTGAGTATCGATTAATGGCAAAGATAGGTTTATCTACAAGAAAAAGATTAACAGCATTAGCAAGGAAAAACAAAATAAGACCATCGTCACTATTAAAAGTTTATCGAAGAGGATTGGGGGCGGCTGTTTCTTCTGGGACTAGACCAGGACAAACTCCATCTAGTTGGGCAAGTGCGAGAGTAAATAGTTTTATAAAGATAGCCAAAGGAAGAAAAAGAATCAAGCACGATGCAGACCTAGTAAGGATAGAAAGAAAAAGAAGAAGATGAAAGTAAGAAGAGTAGCTAAAGATAAAAGATTTAAAAGTGTACCAAAAAAATATCTTTCTGGTGTAAAAGGGAGCAAACGTAGCCAGAGAGCAAAAGATTTATCGAGAATGCAAAAGCTTTATAAGTCTGGAAAGAAAGTTCCTAAAAGTTTAATGAAGAGGATTTTTGGTTAATTGGAAGATAGATCGCAAAAGACGAGAAATAATCGAACATCCAGCGAAAAGAAAAGTTCTAGTAGCTGGGCGAAGATTCGGAAAGTCTCATTTAAGTTTAATATGGCTATTGACAAGACACTTAAAAGCTGGGGAGCGAAGATGGATAATCACTCCCACTTACCGATCTGGGAAGAATACTACATGGAGACTAATGCGACAAATTTTTAGACAATATAACTGCCAGATAAATGAATCTGAATTAGCGATTAAGTTACCTAATGATTCAGAGGTTGCCATTAAAGGGGCGGAACAAGAGAATAATCTTCGTGGTGCTGGAATAAATATGGTCGTGATGGAAGAATATTCGTACATCAAGCCAAGAGTTTGGGAGGAGATAATTTATCCTATGTTAACTACAACAAATGGGGATGCTCTTTTTATTGGAACACCAAACGGATATGATCATCTATATGATGCTTTTTTAAGAGGACAAGGTAAAGATGAAGATTGGAAAAGTTGGCAGTATACTACTTTAGATGGTGGATATGTGCCAAAAGAAGAAATAGAAAAAGCGAAGAGCATGATGGATGAGAGAGCATTTAAAACAGAGTTTCTTGCATCCTTTGAAACTACAGGGAATAGGGCGGCTTATAATTTTGAGAGGTCTGTTCATGTAAAAAAGGCAAATGAATTATCAAGCAATATCTTTTGGGGAATGGATTTTAATATACTTGGTTCAGCTTGTCTAGGTTGTGAATATTCAGATGGTGTTGTTCATTGGTTTGATGAGATCAGAATACCTAATTCAAACACAGAATTGATGGCGATGGAGATGAAAAAAATTGCTCCAAATATTCCTGTATATCCAGATGCAACAGGTTCTGCAAGATCAACAACTAGCAATCGTTCAGACCATGCTATCCTTAAAGAACATAATTTTCAAGTCGTATCAAAGAAAGCAAATCCCCCTGTAAAAGAGAGATTAAATAGTTTAAACAGAATTTTAAAGGATGCAAATGGTAAAGTAAGAATGACGATAGACCCTAAATGTATAAATCTAATTAAAGATTTAGAGCAAACTCAAAGAACGAATGATGGAAAGATTGATAAAAAAGATGACAAGCTATCTCATTTTCTCGATGCCTGTAGTTATTATATTGCTCATAAGCATTCTTTGATTAGTCGTGTACCAAAAAGCATAGGCATATAATATGGAATTTCACGATAAAATAACTATTCCAAATCTAGGAAGAATGGCTGTTATGGATTCTGTTAGAAAGGCAGAGGATATGGTTTTGGAGGATGAGTATGCAAAAAAACAAACAGCTTTGGATTTTTATTATAATAGAAATATTGATTCTCATATTGAACCATATTTTCCAGGACATACACTCTCGCAAATTCCAGTAACATTTTTAAGAATCTTGCCAAAATTTGCAAGAGCTAGGATGATGCTTTATAAAGTTCCTCCTAGAAGATTTATCAATGGGGAGGTAGCGGATGAGTATATGGAGTACGCTTATCATTTAGACTCTACATTAAGAACAGCATCCGAGTTAGCATGGACACTAGGGATGATTCATGTTCGTTCTAAATGGAATGAAAGAAAGAATAGGATTGAGTATGACATATTGCCAAATGTAAAAGAATACTATTATGAAGAGGAAACAGTACCTTTTGGATATTCATACGAAATAGGAAAAGATAGTAAAGGTAACAGACAGTTTTACTTCTTTAGTGAAGAAAGAGATGGCGAACCTGGTTTGCACTTTTTATTTACATCAGATGAAAAGATAAAGCCAATTGATGGCAACCCAGAAATGATAAATATATATGGTGTAAATCCTATATCAAAAATAATGTTTCCATATAATGCTAGTGACGTTGTAAGATGTGCGGTCAATTGTTCGATAGCTATGTCGGAAGTCTTTCTAGCAATTAGATATCAGACAGGCTCACCAGTAATGACAGGGATTGATACGGAAATCCCTAATATAAAATTTGGAATAGATCGGCTCATTTCTCTTCCGAGCGATGCATCTTTATCTTATATTGCTCCTCCTTCTAACATACCAGCTATGATTCAAGGGATAAAAGAATATCTCACTATTACAGCACAAAATCACTCGTTAAGTATAAACTTTTCTCAAGGTACTACTCCTCCATCTGGAATAGCCTTAAAGATAATGAATCTTGATAATGAAGAAGCTAGGGAAGCAGATATACCTTTATTCAAAGAATTTGAAGAAATGAGATATGAAGTAGATCGGAGAATTTTAGAGGTACATACTGGAAGAATTTTCGATGAGTCATATGCAGTAGACTTTGAAGAAAGTAAGATGCCTTTAGAATGGCCACAAGAGAAAGATAAGCTCCAATTCATGCTTGATAATGGACTTATGACTAAAAGGGATCTCTATAAGTTTTTCAACCCAGATATTACATCGGAAGAATTGGAAAATAAATTAGAAGAAATTGAAGAAGAAAAGTTGGTTGAAGAAGTGACAGAACAGCCTCAATCACCATTAGTAAGGGCTTTACAAGGTGGCTAAAGAACAGATAGCACAGCAATTCTCTGATGCCATACAAAAGGCACAAGCTCAAATGATTGAGGATATTCTAGATCTTCAAAAATCATTAAGCAAACAAGAGTTTATTTCATTATTAGGCTCATTAAATGTGGATGAATATTTATTTAATGAAATTGGTTTACAAAGAGGTCTAGATCAATACATCAATTCATATGAAAATGTTTTACTAGGAATGGAAGCAACAGGAGTTGTTACAGAAGAAACTTTAAAAGCCTTAATTAATTTAGATAGGGCAACATTTAAAAAGACTTTAAGCACGATGGGAGAAAAGGTAATAGATGAAGCTGTAAAAGGTATTATAGGTAATAAGACAGAAAGAGATATAGCAAAGAGTATGATTGATATTGGTTTAAAGGATTATGAGGCTAGAAATTTAGCTAATACAGCATTGAATACTTTTGAGAGGAATGTAACACAAGAAATGACAGCCTTTGATCCGCCAGATGCAACCTATGTATATCAAGGGCCAATCGATAACAAAACAAGGGATATTTGTTTAAAAATGATGGCATCTGGTAGTATGACAAGAGACGAAATTGATAGAAGGTTTCCTAATGCTTTCATAGATGGAGGCGGATTTAATTGCAGACATCGGTTTGCACGTGAAACATCTGTATCAAAGAAGCTAACTGATCCGCAACAAGCAGAAAGATTTATAAATAAAAAAGGCGGATTTAAAAGAGAACCATTAACACCTAAACAAAAGCTCGATCGTGTCTAGTCAATTGCATAAAATCCCAACATTTACAAAACAATTTTGGAAAAGTTTAGGAGATGAGACAGCAGACAGAATTAGAGTGCATACTACCGAAGGCGGTAAAGATGTTAATAATATAAAATTTCGTCCATATAGTACAAATTACAGGGCAAGAAAAGCATCTGGGAAGTTCAAAAGGCAATCATCAAAATCAACAAAAGTGGATTTACAACTTACTGGCGATATGATGAGAAATTTACAAACCAGAGGATTTACAAAAGATAAAGTTGTTATAGGTTGGTCTGGTGCTAATGCTCAAAAAATTGATTGGAATGCTGATGAAGGTAGGATAGTCACTAGTAAAAAAATGCCAGTATCTATAGGGATACAGAGATTTATTTTAAAAGAGGTTGATAAGTCAATCGGTCGTAATGTAAAAGAAGCGACTAAAAAGCCTATCAATCTAAAAATAGGTAAACGATAACTCAAACAAGAGGTTAAAATGCAAGAAGATAGTCCAGTTCAAGACGTAAAAGAACAAACTCCAGAACAAGAGGTTAAAGACGTTTCCGTCAAAGATGTTCCTTATGGGCGCTTTAAGGAGGTTATAGACGAAAAAAACAACATGAAAGCTGAATTTGATGCTTTAAAACAACAAGTATTGAAGGAAAGTGAGGATCGAAAGCTAAAAGAGATGGAAAGAAAAGGTGAATATGAATCCGCTTTGAATATGGTTAGAGATGACCTTTCAAAAAAGGAACAACAGTACAATGAATTAAAATCTCAATTAGAGGTGTATGAGTCACAAGAAAAGATAAAAAGAGACTCATTACTCGATCAATTAAGCGATGATGATAAGGCTATATATGGGTCATTAAATAATAATGCATTAGAAGCTCATGTACAGCGAATTAAAAAACAACAAGTTCCAACGATTGGAAACGCTCAACCATCTGAAACTCAAGGATATACGGATTTGGTTGATGCGGCTCGTGATTTTCAAAAGGGAAAGATTGATGAAGGAATCTACAAACGAATTAGATCCGCATTCAGGACGAACCAAGCCTAGAAAAGCGAATAGCATATCTGATTTTGGTGACCCTACTAGTGGGAGAGTAACTACTCAAAACACTAGGGAAGGCGAAATGATATATCAATTAGATGGTAAAGATATATCTTTTGAGGATGGATTTAGTCTTTCTGTGGGAAGAGATAAAACACCTTCAAG